AATTTTATTTTCACGATCCCAGATCAAGCCGGGATCCTATGGGCCTACCAGGTTTATGACACCAGGAAACGGGGCCGCAAAATGATTCGCAGGCTGGGAGTGGCCGACTATGGGGAGCCTACCTCATGACAGCCGAAGTCATAGACGCAACCAAATATATGTATTTGGAGGACATTAAAAAGAGGGACGTTGATAATCTTACCCTGGTCCTGAAGGAATGCAAGCCATATCAATTCGAGACAGGCAAGGCAGCCCTGCACTTCCTGGGCAAAACGATGAATAATGCCCTTTTGAAGCTGGGAGTCAATCAGCTTGAGGTAATGTCAAAATCCAACCTCACGAGCAAGAAAGCTATGGCTCTCTTGGCCCGGCAGATGGATGCTGTCATGAAAACCCGGGACGTCAGGATTGAGAAACGGCCGTATATCGGGGAAGATAGGTGGAAGTCTGGAATATACATCTATCACCATAATGAGATCGCATATTTCATTTCTGAACCAATGCTTATCAAGGAACAGAAATCCAAGGATACGCATATCATTATGCCAGAGAGGTTCGCCCGTAAGGGGTATTTGATTCTGACCAACGTATAAGGGGGAGGCATTGTTATGGGCAGAAAACTAATATTATTTTTGAAGAGGATATGGTTTGCCATTAGTCCCCCGAAGCCCCTGCCGGAAAACCTTTTAGACGAGGGCGATTTCATCCTATGGCTTCAAGAGGCGATTAATATCCGCCCTGATTTTTCCGGAAGATGTATAAGCCTTTTCGTGCTTAGAAGCGAAACATCTTTCAGCACCCTGGTTCGGGGGGTTGTCGACAAAGAAGGGAAGCTAAAACATTTTTCGTTGCAATATGACCATAATCTCTGGCGCAGCTTTTTGGTTGTGGATGATTTTGCCAAAAGGGAGGCTTTCGCCGATGAGATGGCCAAGTATTTAACGGGATTACGGGTATAAGTTAGAAGCTTGAAATTGTCACTGGGAATACCGTCCTTTCGGCACGGCTCCCAGGGCAAAAATCATAGAAAGGCGAAGACCGTACACAAAGGCGGCTCGCAAGGAGGCATAACAAAATGGCAGAAATACCGACAGCAATCCAGAAGCAAGGCGAAGAGGCGGAGAGATTACAAAAGCAGCTCGTCGAAGGGACCCCATTAATTATTGAGGAACCTGCTATTGAACCGGTAGTAGTAGACACCATCATTCCTGCGCCTGATGTTCCGGTCAAAGATAAGCCGGCGACTTCAGAGGAAACCTTTGAGCAGAAGTACCAGGTGCTCCAAGGGAAATATAACGCCGAAGTTCCACAGATGCAGGGACACTTGAAACTCGTTCAGGAAGAGCTTGCAAACTCAATGACTATGATCGAAACCCTGAACGCGCTGGTGGCTTCCCTAAGCGCTGGCAATCCGGGAACGTCTGAAGACGGGGAGCCTGGTACAGGCCCTCTTTCCGAAGCAGGAAATGGGGCAATAGATGTCGATGATTTTTCCGGGTATGGAGGCGAAATGGTTGAGCTGGTCGAAAAGACCAATGCTCTTAGTTTAGAGAATAGGGATCTGAGGGAGCTTTTAACCAAGATGGGCAGCAAGGTGGATGTGGTAGAGGGGGCAGTTATAAAAAGCGACAAGGATAAGTATTTTGAAGCCCTCGACACTGCCTTTCCTCCCCTGGCCGTTGGCCAACCTCCTGAATGGGAGAACGTGAACAAGAGCCCCGAGTTTATCCAATGGCTCAACTTGTCCGACGGTTATTCTGGCCAGACAAGGCAGGAGACCATCAAGAAGGCAAGCGATCTGTCTAACTCTTCCATCGTGATTCAGATGTTTGAGGCCTTCAAACAGGAAGCAGGTAAGGTCGAGACGGTTGAGAAGGTGAAACCCAAGAAAGAGGACATCCTCATGCCTGATGGTGGAGGCGGAGGTGGTGGGGATGCTTTGATCGACTCGGGAGGCGAGAACCTTGTCACGAGGGAGATGCTGGTAAAAGCTACCAAAGCTTACACCCAAAACAAGCTTTCGATGGAAGATTTCCAGAAGATTTCACATAAATTTCAACAAGACCTGAAGGCAGGCAAGGTGAAGTAGGCCATAGTAGGCCGTCTTGATCTCCCTGCCTCGAAAGGAGCACTATCATGGTAGGAGCATCAGCAGGGACACCGCAATATAGCGGAACTTTTATACCGGAGATCTGGTCGGGCAAGCTGCTCGTGAAGTTTTACGCGGCTTGTGTTGTGGCGGCCATTTCCAACACGGACTATGAGGGGGAGATCAAGAACGTCGGTGATAAGGTCAACATCCGAACGGTTCCGGATATAGTCATCAATGACTATTCCAAAGGCCAGGACCTCGCAATTCAGAGACCCGAATCTCCGAACAAAGAGCTCTTGATTGACAAGGGAAAGTATTTTAATTTCATCTGCGACGACATCGACAAGCACCAGACCGACCTCCCCTTGATGGATAAGTGGAGTGACGACGCCGGCCAGCAGATGAAGATAACGATTGACACCGGGGTCCTCGCAGATATTTACGCGGACGCGCACTCCAGCAATAAAGGCGGTTCCGCTGGCGCAATCTCCGGAGACATTGATCTCGGGGCCACAGCTGCTCCGATTGCTATGACCAAGATCAACATCCTCGACACGCTGGTGGACTGCAAGACCGTCCTCCAGGAACAGAATGTTCCTGAGACCGACCAGAAGGTCGTTATCCCGGCATGGATGGCCGGCATGATCATGAAGTCGGACCTGAAGGACGCATCGCTTACCGGGGATGGGACGAGCGTTATACGAAATGGCCGTCTTGGAGAGATAGCCAATTTCGAGCTTTTCTCATCGAATCTCCTGGCCAGCGTTACGGATACCGGATGGACCTGCTACCACGCCATCGCTTGCCACAAGAGCGCGTTGACGTTCGCAGCCCAAATGACCAAGATGGAGAGCCTTCGGTCTGAGAGGACCTTTGGTAATTTGGTCAGAGGCCTGAACGTTTACGGTTATGAGGTTCTGAAAACTGAGGCCTTGATCGATCTCTATGTCAGAAAGGGCTAGGATATAACCCCCAACCGTTTATTCTATTGGTGGGGATGTTGAGTCCCCCACCAATAGCAAACGAAAGGAGACAAGGGAATGAGTGTATATCAATGGAAAGGGGCAGGTTACGGCCTGCCGACCTCACCGGGAAGCAATGTGACGCTGGTCAAAAGGATAGATGCAGCGGCGCTGATTGCGGCCGGGATACAGTCCGGGCTGGCTTTGGTAGCCGCGCCGAATGACGGTGTGGCCTTGGCTTCGACCGGCTTTGCAGCCAACGATATCCTGGAGGTCTTTTGGGTGCCCAAGGGTACTCTCGTCAAAGGGTGTGGACTGTATGTTATCACCGGGGAGGGGGCCACGGCCACCATCCATGCCGGGGTTACCTCCTCGACCGAAACCCATGATCTAGGTGGGGATATTGACGGATGGTTCCAGAGCGCTGACATCGAAACAGCAGCCGCTGTTGACGGAACGGCCGATAATGATGGGTATGGGACGGACAATTACCCGGCTGGGGTGCTGTATGTCACCAACGGGTCCATCGACATCGAGTTCAACAACGCTATTGACGCTGCGATCATCCTGTTTTGGGCTGATGTCCAGTATATCGGAACCCTGGTATAAACCTTATTCGCTACCTGTCTGGGCGTAGAGGCTCGGGCAGGTAGCTTTTAAAAAGATATAAGGAGGATATAACCCGATGTCGAAATTCCTAATACAAAAAGGATCAGGACATATCTATATGTGGACTCCGGCTTTGGCCATACGTCCGGACATGAGCGACTATGACCCTGAAACTGCGAGGCTGCGGATCGCGAGGCGCAAGCAGCAGCTTGAAGAAATGGATGCCATGGTAGAGGTCTCCAGTATTAACCCTGAGGTCCTGCAGGACGCCAAAGAGCTCGCGGCCCTGGAGAAAAAAATTGCCGAGAAGGAGGAGGCCTTGATCGCACCTGAAAAAAAGGATGAGAACCAGGCCAACCAGACCGATGCTGAGTCTGAGCTCGCGCAGAGGGAAAAGCTCCTAAATGAAGATCCGGAAATGGTCCAGATCAAGAGCATGAGGAGCCCGACCAAGCTGGAGGAATATATTGTTGTCAAGTATGGCAAAGAGCCTGACATGAGCACCAGATCCGACCTGGAAGAGAAAGAGGCGAAGGCGGAGCTTGTAGACAGGTTGAAGAACATGGCTTATGCCCTGAGGGCTGAAAGGCTCCTGGAAACCTAAAAGGATAAGAGGCCTGGCCCATGGCAAGCGTAACGGTAAAGCATATAATAGATGTTGTTTCAGAGATCCTACAGGACACGGCGACGAGTGAGGACGATAGACTTTGGCCTGAGGAAGAGCTAATTGACTTCTATAATCTCGTCCAGCGAAAGATAGTTGCGCTTGTCCCAGAGGCGAATCCTATTACTGAAGCCGTCGCCCTGGCTTCAGGAACAAAGCAGTCCATACCGAGCCTGGGGCTTGCCTTGATCAACGTTATCCGGAACATGGGTACTGATAAGGTAACTCCTGGACAATCTGTATCTCAAACCTTGATAGCGGTGCTTCAGTCTTTTGATAGGGATTGGAGCACCGCGACAGCAGCAGAAGTCATTGAACATTTTATGCCTGCCTCTAAAGACCCTACCACCTGGTACAACTATCCACCTTCTGACGGTACAGGGTCGGTTCAGATAGAATATTCAAAGGTCCCGGCGAGCCTGGTATGGGATGAAGATGGCGGCTGGGAGTCAGCTATGGTTACGATCAAAGAGGGCTATCTCTCAGCGCTTATGGCTGGAATGATGGAGCTAGGGTACAAGAAAGATACCGATATCCCAGGTAACAGGGACCGCGCCGACGATAGCCGTAATGAGTTTTTCCAAGATCTTGGCCTACCAATTCCGAAGGCAAACCAGATCCCTGGAGGCGCGTAATGTCAGTTGAGTTGACAGAATGGGGAAACGAAATATGGCCTCATATTATGGGCCTGCCAAGCCCTGCCTTGAAAACAGCGGTTCGACACGCGGCCATTGATTTTTGTAAACAAACACTATTATGGGAATACACCCTGGACCGGATAGACGTCGAGGCCGACGAGTCCGATTACACGTTGACTATCCCAACGGCTCAATATGCGTTGCTGTCAGGCCTCGTAAAAGTAAAATACAAGGAAGATGGTGCTGACGACGATCAGTTTACAAGGCTTACGATAACCTCCGAGACTGAGTTAGAGGCGCAATATTCAGGGCCATGGCAGTTTTATGAGGCCACTGTCCCGTCGAAGGTATGGATGGATAATGTTAATAAGCAGCTCCACCTCGTACCGATTCCAACAGAGGATAGCAGCGAGGGTTTGCTTGTGAAGGTTTCCTTGAAGCCATCTGACACGTCCCTGGTGGTCCCTGATTTCCTTTATAATGGATATAAGGACGAGATTGCGAATGGCACATTGGCATACCTGCTTTCTCTCAAAAACACGCCCTGGTATGATCAGGGATTATCAATGGAGTTCAAAAACTCGTTCAAGTATGGGTGTGATAACGCTTCTATGAAAAGGGTCACCGGGCCCACAAATCGGCCCATGCAGGTTAGAATGAGGAGATTCTAATAATGTCTGAGTATAAGTTCACAAACAATGCGGAGTCTGCCCTCGATGGGGCCATCGGTGGTGCGGATGTTTCGCTCTCTCTCGCTTCTGGCGGTGGCGCCTTGTTTCCGGCAGCTGGCAGCGGAGACCAGTTTTATATCCTGGTCGAAGGCGGTGGTTATTCCGCTTTCATGCTGTGCACCGCCAGGGCAACCGATACTCTGACTGTCACCCGAACTGATTCAGACAGCTTCCCGGACGCCTCAACAGTCAAGCTAGTTCTTAACTCGACCGTGCTGGAGTCTTTTATCCAGAAAGGCGATTTCAGGTCCAACGCAGGAAGCCCGGACGGGTCCCTGGCAGCGGTTTATACTGGTGAAGAAGTCTATGATAGCACAAACGATGTCTGGTATAAGCATTGTACCGGCACAACCTGGAAGCAGATGAGCGTATAAAAATGGGAAAGAGAGACAGTAAGAAAATAGTGAGGATCTATCCCAATCGGCCAGCCTCGGTTGAGACCTTGGACACGATAAGGGAGCTCCTTGATGCTGGAGAGATATCAGACTTTGTTATCATCGCCCACCAAAGGCTTTCTGAAGATAAGAAATTTGACGAAGACATTGATTATATTGTTCATCAATGTTGGTTCGGAGAGGATTCTTGCGTGAAAACCCTGGGGCTCCTCGAATATATGAAGATGAGCGTCTATGAATTTCTTAATGGAAGGGCTGATTAATGGCCGCAAGCGATAAGCATGTTTTCAACAATAAGGGCGGCTCTTTCCTCCTGAGTGGTATCTCTGCTGCTGCGGTCACCGCGGATTTGATGCCAGGTGGCGCCATGGCCTTTCTATCAGGCTGGGAGTCCGGGGAAGCCATGTATCTTACCATCACAGACGCCTCCTCTAATATTGAAGTGGTCAAGGTCACTGATATTTACCAGGATCAGCTTACGGTAGTTCGCGGCCAGGATAATAGCACGGCAAGGATCTGGCCAGCTGGGGCAGTCGTGGCACAAAGGCTTACCGCGTCGGACCTGGGCAATTTTATTCAGAAGATAGCTTTCAGGAGCGTTACCTATAATCCGAACGGGGTACTGACCGGAGCTTTTGACGGCGAGAAAGTCTATCAGACCGGATATAACGCCTGCCAGATCCGATGGTGGAAAAATACCGGAGGTGGCACCCAATGGAGATTGATTGCCGGGGCCAAGTGTAGCGAAGACACCGAGGACAGCGACGGGTATGTCTTTTCTCCTGATGTTGTTGTCCTTCTCCATTTTGAGGGAGACAGTATCCTCGAAACCGGATGGCTCCATACTGTTTCCAGGGACGACTCGACGCAAGACGAACAGTCAACAGACCATGAGGCGTTTGGAACCAAATCGTATCATGTAGAGGGGTATTTATACTAATGCCTGCCACAGCAATAGGATTGACAATATCAGACGAGGCCTCAGGCCTATTTGAGCTTCCAGATGAATTTACTATGGACGGCCATCTTTACATGAAGCAACCAGTAGGCGGCAGTTATTCCTCCATGGAATTCAAGCTTTTCGAGGTAGAGGCTGACGGGAATACAGTTGGGTTTGCTTTTATCATAGCCTGGGATTCTGGAGGAGGCGCCTCTAGCTATTTAAGGTTCGAGGTGGGGGATGGCAAGACCTATGACGTTGAGTTCCAGGAGACAGCTGTTTTGGCCCTTGAGACGGATTATCATGTTGCCCTCACGCGAGATTCAGATAGCGATATGCGGCTATTCCTGGACGGGGCCCTCCTTGGCTCCCAAAACTATACCGGCACACCGAATTCCGACAACCCTGATTTGAAAGTTGCGGTAACCGGTCTGGGCGCAGCCGGTTACTGGGACGAGATAAGATTCGCAAGGTTTTGTGCGTGGGATGAGGCCTTCACTCCCCCTACAGCTGCTTACGTGGGGCCCTTCGATTAAGGATATGAAACATGCTAATTTCAGATGGAATTTTCAAAGGGATAAGTCCGAGGGTTGCTACAGACCTCCTCCCCTTTTCCAATGCACAGACCGCAGAGAACTGTCTCCTTCATGGCGGACAGTTGGTCCCCTGGGATGGTGATGTTCTTACCCAGCGAATCAATAGTATCAGCCTTGTAAGATCAATCTATCTTTATGAATTACTGTACTGGCTCGAATTTGACGCCGATGTGGATATCGTTCCGTCCCCAGTCTCAGGTGATACGACAAGCAGAATTTATTATACCGGGGATGGCATCCCTAAAAAAACCAACCTGGCAGAAGCGACAACCGGATCCGGGGCCATGCCTATCAATTTCTATCCCCTGGGTCTTCCGACCCCAAAAGTCGCGGCCACTTCGGTATCGACATCACCTCCAGCCGGATCAGGCGATGATAGGGCTATCACTTACTTATGGACGGTCGTTACATCCTGGGGTGAGGAGTCTTACCCGAGTCCAGCCTCGACCGCGTTAACCGTCAAGAACGGCGAGGAGGTTGCTCTGACCAAGATGAGTATGGTTTGGGTGGCCGGCACTGCTTATTCCGCCGGCGATGCTGTCTTTGAAGTAGGCGACGAGGGTGGGATCTATCTATATAGATGCGTAACAGCAGGGACTTCAGCAGCAACAGAGCCGACCTGGACCAAAACAGTTGATAGTAACACCCTGGACAATACGGTGGTGTGGCGATGTTACGAGAATAATCTCTCGACAAAGAGGATATACCGGCTGAATACTGGTGACCAGTACGGGCTTTATCAGCTGGTAGCCTCGATAGCTGATTCGGTTACCGTTTATACCGATACAGTAGCCGACGCCTCTCTTGGCGCGACCTGCCCTTCTCTTTGTTCTGCATCCGGAGGCCAGGCTGATGAAGATTGGGACCCACCGCCTGAAGGCCTTACTGGGCTAACATATATGTCAAATGGGATGATTCTAGGGTTTACCGGCAAGGATCTATATGTTTGTGTGCCCTATAGGCCCTGGGCATATCCTGCAGCATATTCTTTATCCCTGCCTTGGGACATCGTTTCCATTGGCTCGATTGGATCAACGGTAGTTGTGACTACCGAACAAAACTCTTTCCTGATAACAGGGTCCTCCCCTGCGTCTTTGACAGCTGAGAAGCTTCCCGGAAAGAATACGTGTGTTTCCAAACGCGGGACGGTTGGATATAGGCTCGGGATTATTTATCCCGGAAGCGATGGCCTGTATCTCGTGAACGGGTCAGGGTCTGAGTGTATAACTGAATTGAAATATTCAGTAAATGAATGGCAAGACCTCCATCCGTCTACCATGCACGGGGCCATACACGACAATAAATACTTTGGTTTTTACAGTTCTGGCGACGATGAAGGCGGAATTGTAATGGACCTGATAAGTGGAGAAATTACAACCCTAGATTTTTATACTTCGGCAATCTATGTGGATCCGTCAGACGATACCCTTTATTATTTAAGGAGTGACGCAATGTCTACTTTTAAAGAACGAATCATGAACCCAGACGCGAGATCAACGACCGGCAAGGCCACTCAGTTTGACCTTGACGCTGCCGGTTCGGTTGCTGGAGTAACCCAACCAGACTATCCGAGGAACCTGGTCCTAACAATAACAGACGCGAATGGGTCTCTGACCGCGATCCAGGTCACGATAACCGGAACCCTGGCCACAGGCGAGGCCTCACAGACAGAGGTTTTCACGACAAAAACTGCTGGTAGCCATGATCTGAACGAGGCCTTTGCTCACATAGACAGCATTACGGTCGACTCGGTGGCTGGTGGCACGTCGGACGATAAGCTAGATGTTGGATGGGGTAAGAAGTTCGGCCTGGCGAATGAGATCAGCGCGTCAACCGATGTTTTCAAGGTCAACGAGGACGACGACGACGACGTTGTGGCCAGCCAAACCATAAGCGCGACATATGACACGATACAGTTTCAAAACGATCCGAACGCAGCTTTAGATTACGAGGTTTGGTATACCACATCATAAGCTATGGGAAATTACAGAAATAACATATACGAATGGGAAGGTGATTCGACTCAGCCGTTTCGGGTAAATTTCACCTGGAAGTCCAAGCGGTTTTTGTTCCCGGCCCGGGTAACGTTTAATTGCGCCAGGGTAATCGCAGTTGTGGGCGACCGGCAAGACTACTATGATAGCATCTTGGAGCAGAACGCGGTTACTGCAAGGAATAATGCAAAACTGGCAAGTGGGAGCCTTACCGGCCTTATCGGTGATCATCCCATAGGAGAATCGCTGTCTGTTAATGGTGATAATCTTGAGACGGTACCTACCGTGGCAGCCTATTTCGGCGACTTCAACTTAACAATAAAAATATACGCTGATGGGGTCCTGAAGTTTACAAAAACCGTCTATGCTTCGGCTATTCCTTTCAGAATTCCTGGTGGATACAGGGCGAGGTCCTGGGAATACCAGGTTGAGGGGAATGTCAGGGTAAGACGTTTTGATATGGCTTCATCCATGGGCGAATTAATGCAGAACCAAACCAACAACGAGGTATAGAGGCATGAAAGTTACATCCGGATCCGGCGTCACGTATGAAAATGCCCCTGGGTTAGATTTCGGGCAATTCACAGGCCTTGATAATAAGATATATAGTTCTTA